TAACCCATCAGGCTTTTTCTTTGTCTAAAGAAGCTGGGCGACCGCATAAATCTGTGTGCTGCTCATGGTTCTTATCGTTCTCTGTCAAGCCAAAAATCTTTTGTTTAATCTTCGTCTCATCCTTTAAACGATTGAGATGTGGAACAATGAGATTCTCATACACGTATTCACTGGCGCCCTGTCCAGCTCTTTGTATTTCAGCCAATCCTGCCAATTGCTCTTTTTTTGCTAAGGGCAAATGGATCGTGATTGAAGCGTCTTTTTTGGGTTTTCTTCTGGTCATGGTTTTTCCTATGCAACTTCGACATTTCGTTTTATGGGTGGATTTCCATTTGCTATATCTCGAATTTGATACTCACGTGCTAGGGGAATTTGTTTTTCATCCCACTGGCTAATAGCGTTGTGTGTAATGCCTAGCTTGTCTGCCAACTGAGTAACCGAGCAGTTAAGCAAGGCTAAAGCTTCAGATTTGGTCATCTAAGTTACCCTTAAAGTAATTTAACTTACCTTATTAAACTACATAAAACTTACCTAGTCAATTGGTAAGATAACTTACGCATGAAAATTGGTAAAAAAATGGAAACGCTTGGAAGTCGACTTAAAAAATTGCGAAAAGAAAATAAATTAACTCAACAGCAGATAGCTGACGCTATAGGTGTCTCTAAGACATCTGTGATTTATTGGGAGAAAGATGAGAATGTGCCAAAACATGAAAGTCTTATGGCCTTAGCTAAAATCTTAAAAACCACACCTAGATGGCTTACTTCTGGTGAAAATGCCCCAGCCTTGAAGGATAAGGATTTTCACGGAGTCTCTGTGTATGATGAAAATACCCCTCTTGATGATGATGAGGTAGAAATCCCCTTCTTTGAAGATTTTAGTTTTGCTTGTGGTGGTGGATCTATTGGTGAAGCTCTTAAGTCTAATACTCAAAAAATGCGCCTTTCAAAGGCTGTATTGCGAAAACTAGACATTGATAAAAAGAACGCTATTGCTACATTAGCTGCTGGAGACTCTATGACTCCTGAAATTAAAGATGGAAATACAATTCATATTGATTTAGGACGTAAAACAATAAAGGACGGGAAAATATATGCTATTTGCCATGGTGGTCTTTTTATGGCTAAACGTCTTTATAATTTGCCTCAAGGTGGGGTTAGGGTAGTTTCAGATAATGCGATTGAATACCCAGAAGTTGTATTAACAGCTGAGGAAAGAAAGCAGCAGGAATTTGAGGTTATAGGCTGGGTTTGGCAAATAACATCAATTCAGAGTTGGTAAAAATTAAAAACCCGAGCTAGTAAAGCTCGGGCTCTGTTTAGGTCATCACTCCTAAACGCTAGTGTCCGGCATGACACTAGCAGGCATGGCGCTCACCAATCGTGCAAGGACGATAGTAAACAAAATATAGCACAGAATATGATTATGACAATAAAAGAAAAAATCAAGAAGTGGTACAACGGTGATCCAGGTGAATCTCACTGGGAACCCATAGAAGAAATCCGCACAGTTATTAGGCCGCCAAGCCACCACTGGACAGCTAGAATTGCACAAATCCTAATCAGATTCTTTGCAAAAAAGTGGGAAGTTTTAATCCCTATTTTCCTTACTACTCTTGGTTTCGTTTATACATATTCCGTCGATCAGTCCAATCAAAAGCAGGATGGAGAATATAAACGCTGCGAAATACAAAGTGAAAACAAGACCGGGGTAACGATCCATTGTTTGAAGTGAAAATCCAAACGAGGCGCAACTCAAAGTCATATTAAGAGAGAAATAAAGTAATCGCTTTAACATAACAAGAATTCCTAAGCTGTGAACCCGGCACAGCAATCATTACAGTCCGGGTGGAGAAAATAATGGTTGATAAAACTAGCTTAAGTGGCCCAGTGGAAATTAAAGACAACTCAGAAGCGCGTGTGGCTTATGATCTAATGTTGCTAATTGCCAATAAGGAAGTTGGATTCACGATGTCGCAAAATAAAAATGTTTCAGAGGAACAGAAGTCACGAGATTATTGGCTAAAACTCTATTCCCAATGCCACAAAGCAGCTAGAGGGCTTAAATATACCATTCAGGACTGAGTAAAGACCTCTTTGGATAAGTGTTCGATAATTTCTGCTATCTCTTCTGGGTTTTTAACCCCTTGCTGTATGAGAGCTAAAATTAGCTGAAATGTTTGTTCTTGATTCATAATAAACTCCAAACAACCCACCCCGTGTGGGTTTTCTTTTGTCTATTAAAACATATCAAGTAAGTTTTAAAAATAAAAAAGTAATTTTAATTACCAAATCACTTGACCAATTTGGTAAGTTAACTTACTATTAATTCACAGACAACAAAAAGCCCCAACGTTGCGGTAACAACTTGAGGCCCGACCCACCCTACAGTGAGTGAATTAATTATGAATGCAAAACTTACTTTATTCAATAGCCTCCTAATTGCTTCAATGGTATCAGGCTGCAACTACGCCGATGCAAGTGGGCCTGCACAAGAAGTTGAAGTCTCTATCAATCAGGCTAAACCATTCGTTGCCCTTCAAGAGCTATCAGTTCAAGGCAAGCTTTACCCACATGAACACGAAGGTACGGAATCAATCGGCAAGGCAATCATATGGCTAGAAGGTCAGGAGGATTGCTCACTACAAGTTGAGGTTCTGCAAGTCAATGAAGATGGTCAGCAATGGATTGAACTTGGGGAAATTCGATTTATCACACCAGATGACCGCGATTTAGGTGCACCTGATTTTGAAGAAGGTATGACCAGCAAAATCGTTGCAGAGCTTACTACTGAGTTTGAAGAACAGCTTGTTGTGATGAAGGAGGCGGTATGAGTGCTAAGCCAAATTTTCACGCCTACAGTGGCGATAAAGAGAAGCTTCAAAAGTTTCTTGAGCGTCAGCGTTTTAATGCGTTCTCAATGTTCAGCATTGACAAGAATGGCAATCATGTATTCAAGCTGTACTGGGATTCTAAGCCGGATAGCGATTGGAGTAAGCCGGAAATTAAGGCAATTATTTGCTTGGTTGGCACTGGAAAAATGAATGACGAGGATATTGGCAGGGTAGCTACTGAGGTTAGAGAAATTTTGAAGGAGCGCCGGGTATGAAAATCAAAACCGCTTTTGCCGAGCAGTTCAGCACTCACGACTACGACCCTGATTTTGTAGCCCACTATTTTGGGCGCATCGAAATTCACTTAGACACGCAGTACATGCTGCTTGATGACTTGCACACCCAGCGCGTCACGCTATCCATTTTAGTGCTACAGGACGGCACAGTCGACACAGACCAGGTGTGCACAGTTAAGACTTACCGTGGTCTGCCGGATGACTGTGTGTTTAACGATGAGTTTATCGCAATTGATGAATTGACGACCCAGCAGTTTGATTACTTCACGAATTTAGAAGAAGTGAAGCGGGAGATTGGATTGTTTGGGATGGAATTGGCACAGGTTGCTTAGGAGAAGAATATGAATGCACCGGTAAACGAATTACAAATATTAGAACAGAACGTGATAGTTACTGCCTTCTCTAAAGCTGGCGGAACTAATGAATTATTCGAGCGCATTGCCCAAGAAGTGCGCTCTCATGTGCCAGATGTCACAACAAAAAAAGGACGTGATGCTATCGGTTCACTGGCTATGAAGATTAGTAAATCGAAAACACTAATTGAAAAGTGCGGTAAAGAATTGGTAGCTGAACAAAAGGCGCAAATTAAGGTCATTGACGATGATCGTATTTCGGTTGTAAAGAAATTTGATGAGCTACGCAACGAAATTTTGGCGCCGCGTGATGCATGGGAGCAGGCCGAAAAAGATCGTGTGGCGAAGCATGAAAATGCAATAAAAGAGATTACAGACTTTTTATTGCCTGAAAACATTAATGTTGATGCGGAGGTTTTAGCCTCGAATATTCGTTATTTAGAAAAAGTACCAATGGGTACCATGTTTGAAGAGTATGAGGAAAAAATTAAAATTGCCAAATTTGAAACATTGGAAACACTACGCAAGGCATTGGTAGAGCGCAAAAAATACGAAGCTGAGCAGGCTGAATTAGAACGCCTACGTCAAGCTGAAATACTTCGCCAGCAACAAGAACGTGAGGCTCAGATTGCCCGCGAAGCTGCCGAAAAAGCGACCCGCGAAGCCGAAGAAAAAGCACGTTTTGAAGCTGAACGTGTACAACGTGAAAAGACTGAGGCAGAACAGCGCGAAGCTCGATTAAAGGCTGAAAAAGAAGCTGCTGAATTACGCGCTGTGCAAGCTGCTGAAAATGAACGTAAGCGTATTGAGGCTGAGCAATTTGCACAGGCAGAAGCTGCACGTAAAGCGGAAGAGGCACGTTTGGCTGATGAGGCTCACACAAAGAAGGTTTGTGCGGAAGCACTTGAGCATCTTGCTTTATTGCCTGGTGTGAATGAACAACTTGCGAAAAGCATCTTGGCTGCGATTTATAAAGGTCGCATTCCTCACGTTTCAATCAAATTTTAAGGAATAAAAAATGAATGCACCGGTAAATACCTTAGTTACAGCTCAAATTGCACAGGTTGCAGATGTATTGGGTTTATCAAATATAGATCCGCAAGAGCTGAAAGATACACTGATTCAAACAGCTTTTCGTACTGAAACGCCTGCAACTGATGCTCAGATGGCTTCTCTCTTAATTGTTGCAGGCCAATACAAGCTAAATCCTTGGACAAAAGAAATCTATGCTTTTCCAGATAAAAACAAGGGGATTATTCCGGTTGTTGGTGTAGATGGTTGGTCTCGCATCATCAATGGGAACTCTAATTTCAACGGCATGGAATTTAGGTTTTCAGAAAACATGGTTCAAATGGATGGTGCCAAGGTTAAAGCGCCTGAGTGGGTGGAATGTATTATCTACCGCAAAGACCGTGAGCACCCTACTATTGTCCGCGAATACTTGGCTGAGTGCTACCGTGCCCCATTCAAGTCTAAATCAGGATATGTCGTTGAAGGACCATGGCAAAGCCACCCTTCTCGCTTCTTGCGCCATAAAGCTACTATCCAGTGCGCACGTTTAGCCTTCGGTTTTGTAGGCATTCATGATCAAGATGAGGCTGAGCGTATTGCTGAAAATCAAGAAGTTAAAACTGTTTCTGGCGTAACCAATAGCACTGTACCAGAGGGCTACCAAGCATTTGAAGCCGAACACCTGCCACACTTTAAAAATGAAGCGCAGTACGGAACTAAGCGCCTGCAGACCGCCTACTCTGTCCTGCCAAGCAGCAATCTAAAAAATACATTCTGGTCCAAACACTCAGCCTCATTAAAAGAAATCGCACAATTTGCTGATCAGGCTTTGGCTCGCGAAGGAGAAACCTATGAACATTCTCCAGCGTAGTGATGACTGGCATTCTGAGCGATGCGGCAAAGTAACTGCTAGTCGCATCAAAGATATAGATGCCAAGCCAGCCAAGGGCAAAGTGCTTAATTCTTTGGGTTTGATAATTCTTTCTGAGCGCCTCACTGGCGTTCAGGAAGAAACTAAAACTACTCAGCTTATGCAGTGGGGAATCGATCACGAGCCACATGCAATCACAGCCTATGAAAATGAAACAGGTGAATTTGTAGAAGGTGCAGGCCTAATTGACCACCCTTCTATCCCGTTGTCTGGCGCTTCTCCTGATGGGTTGGTTGGCAAGCAGGGTCAGCTTGAAGTGAAGTGTCCATACACGACTACGCATTTAAACACCTTGCTCAGTCGCAAAGTGCCAGATGAGTACATCCCACAAATTACATGGCAGTTGGCTTGCACAAAACGCCAATGGTGCGACTTTGTGAGTTATGACCCTCGTCTGCCTGAGTATCTGCAACTCGTAATTATTCGTGTGTTTGCAAAGGATTTGGATATTGCTGGGCTTGAGGAAAGCGTGATTGCTTTTAACAAAACAATAGATCGGGCAATTGACCAGCTCGCATTAAATCAGAAGTTAAAAGTCGCATAAACCTACTTTAATAAAAAAGTAGACCGGATTTTTAGCATAGTTATTTATTTTAATAAAAGATTATTGAGGCAACAAAATGAAAATGAACGCACCAATTAAAATGGAAATGAAGGTTTATGCGGTTGAAGAGGAATCTGGGCAGCAAGCGATACTCACAATGTCACTTCCTCTTGGTCAGTACCCTACCCGAGCTACGCTTGAAACAATATTCAAGCAGGCTCAGGACGCTCTTCCAGATGGATTCCGCGTAATGGATAAGTCAGAGTTTTTCAATGCTTATCTTCAGGAAGAATATGGAGCAACTGAAAAATTCGCTACTCCAGGCCCTTGTGATTTTACTGACGAAGTAATTGAAATGCAGGAGGAAGCGTGATGGATATTCAGAAAGAAAGAAACGACTTCGAGCGCCATTGGGTGAATTACTCACAGTGCTCATACCAAGATTTCTATTTCAATGCTGGTGAATATAGCTGTGAAAACATGAATGATGCTTGGAGAGCATGGACAGCGAGAGCAAAGATAGTGCCCGAAGGTTTTGTTTTGCTGCCAGTAGAGCCAATACTAGAGATAATTGAATCAGCAGCAAAACTACCACCAATTAAAGCCATGATCGAAGCACAGGAGCAAGGCCATGCATGACTTTGACTGCCCTTACTGCTCATGGGGTATGAATCGCGGAGATATTAACAACCAAGTACATGAAGATGACCACATTGGCGAATGGGATGTTCAATGCAATAACTGCCATAAGGTGTTTGAACTTCAAGCAGAGCCAAGCATTAATTATTGGGTTCATTCAAAAGAACCCCAGGAGTCCACATGAAAAAACATCACATGGAACACCTCGAATATTTGTTTTTGGGTTGGCTGCTGTTGGGGCTGATTGGGTTTGGTCTGGCTGCGATGGGGTTTTGAGATGGGAAATAAAATGAGCAATCCGTATATCGAAGCAAATATCGAATTTGCCGAGCGTCTTGTAGAAAGTCTTGCCCCTCGCGTTACCAATGGCACAGGTTCACAGCTAACTTTAACGGCTGGTGAAGTGGGCGCACTGTATCACATTGCGCAGAATTTTCTGTTCGAAATGCAGGAGGATGAAGCGTGATATTAAAAGACAGTGATTTGCCGGAAGAAGTGGTTATCAGTTTGGGAGAGGTGGTATGAATGCAAATACCCCTATTGAAACGCAAAAGTATCATTGGTTGTTGGTTGCTTATTCGTTTAAGCGTAGAGAAATAAGTGGAACCGGCTCCTTCACTCAAGGGGTTTTAGATGAAGGGCAATCAACAAACATAACCAAGAGTGATTTAGATTTAATGAAAAAAGCAGCCAGAGAAAAATGCGGTCTTATTAATGATGATCTGCTGGACTGTTTTGTCTTATCGGTATCGTTTCTCGGAACTATGACCAAAGAAGAATTTAACGATGCAGAAATCGAAGCAGGTAAAAGATTGGAGGTGGTATGAGCGAATACACAATAAGGTCATTAAAAGACTTTCATCGCATCCCTGCTGATCGGCTTCATGATTGTCTGGCTGAATTTGAGGAAAGTGTGAAGCTTATGAATCTCATGATGGAAACCATGGATCTGCCATTAGATAAAGCTGGGATTGAATACTTTACATGGAAGGATGACGGGAAGAAGGACATCGCACAGAGTTTCAAGTTTGGTGAGGATGTTATCAGACTGGATGTTAAAGAGCGGGAGGATTGATATGAAATGGTACTCAATGCGCCAAGTAGCTAAAGAGCTAGGCATGGCGGTAAATACATTCAAGGCAAATTATCTAGAGAAGTTCCCGCCAGATCGGGAAACGGCTAAGTATAAAGGTTATACACAGGCCTCTCTGGATAAGATTAAACAAGAATTAGGCGCTAATTAAGCGCCTTTCATCCATTTATCCACTTCTGAAGAATACCATTCCATTAGTTCCACCCTTTCATCCCAATATTCAGCACGGTTATAAATGCCACGAATGCGGTCTTTCGGAACGTGGGCAATCTGGTACTCAATTACATCAGCACGGAATTTCTTGGCATTATTGGCATGAGTGGAAAACAGGGAGCGGAAGCCGTGGGTTACCATCTGGCCGCCATATCCGTTTCTTTTAATAATAGCTAAGACGCTTTCAGAAGGAACATGCTCACCTAAACGACGAGTATGCTTGAAGATATAACCATCATCTTTTTTATGATCATAAAGCTCCTGGAATAAAGCTTTGGTTTGTGGCGTTAAAGGAACCGCATGATCACGACGCATCTTCATACGCGAAGCTGGAATTACCCAGATATTATTGTCAAAATCAATTTCACCAGTATCCCATCTTGCTTTTAATAATTCGGAGATCCGCACTGCTGTGTAACATGCAAGCTTAAGCGCGTGTAACAGTTCGAGCGTAACAATACCGCCCTGCACTCGCCTCCAAAATTCAGGCATCTGCTCTGCATCAAGTGAAGGCATGTTACGAACTTCTTGCTGCGGAATAACATCGCCAACCAGTGTGCACGGATTTTTTTGTGTATAGTCAGATGCGATAGCAAAGTTAAAGATTTCATTTAACAGGCGTAACGAACGTTTTGCGGTTTCAAGTGTGCCCTTGCTTACCATATTTTTTACAGCTTTAACGACCTGTTTGCGCTCGACCTCATCAATCGATTCATCAATAAAATCTTCTGTAATATAGTTAAGTCGATAAATTACGGTATCTATATATTTTTGACTGGACCAGCGTGGAGTCATCAAGGCCAGCCATTCATCAATAACCACTCTGACTGTCGGTGCGTCTAAAACTTTTCCTTGTAGTTCGGCTTTAACCTGACGTGCGAGTTGACGCGCCTCTTTACATCCGATTTCTGGATATTCACCAATTTGTTTTCGGTTTTGTTTGCCATGAACACGATAAGACAAAACCCACTTCTTTTTGCCTGTCGGCATGACTTCTATAGACAGGCCTTCCCCGTCCGCTTTTGAGTATCTTTTTTCTTCTGGCTTTAAACTTTTTACTTGAGCGTCTGAGAGCATGGCCTGTTACACACGTGTCACAACTGTGTAACAGCTTATCTTGATTAAGGTTGATTATCAATGATCAAGATTGCTTAACGACAGTCAAATTATAGGCAATAAAAAAGCCCTAAATCATTAAGATTTAAGGCTTTTTCAATGTTTTTAATCAACTTTAATTAAGATTAATTAACTTTGATTTAGAATCTTGGTGGAGGTGGCGGGAGTCGAATAAATAACTTAAAACATTGTTATTTATATAATATTACTCAACAGGAGCAGCATTGTGTAACTTCTGTGTAACATATTAATTTGATTAACTTTGACTAAGTTTATTTATCTTTTTATTATTCCGGTTCAGTTGAGAGTTTGGAAACTGAACTCACAATCATTATACCAGTTTAAGAGAATAAGAAAAATGAAACCCTGGGAACAATTCTACATCGAGCAAATGATCAAACGAGCCAAGCCGTACCACAAAAGTCCGGGGTGGGCGCTTAGGTATAATCCGTGGTTTTCGGAACAAGAGCAGCTGGAGTTTTTTGAGGTTGGCTTTTTTTGTTAAATCTTATTTTTAAATAAAAAAAGGAATAAAACAATGCAGCAATATCTGGATTCAATAAGACTATCACTAACTACTCACAACTATTTTGGAGCTATTGCAATGGCTCTTACATTGCCTGACATTTGTGCCTCTATAGAGGCTGAAAATAATCATACGAGTGGTGATAAATATTGTGATTGGTTTAATAGATATTTATCTCAGGAGTATAAAATTCCTGCTGATGATTGGAGTAAGGAAAAAGTTCTTTTTAGTGCCAAAGAGTGTTACGCGGCCAGATGTTCTTTTTTGCACCAAGGAACTAATATAACGAGCCATCAAAAAGTTCTTAAAGGGGTTGAGAAGGCTGCACCTTCCGTAAGTTTTATGAAAAATACAATAATAAACAAGGTTTCTCGAAATGATCACGAAGTGACTTTAGATGTGGATAGTTTCTGCCAGAACATGATAAACGCAGTAAATAAATGGATCGAAGACAACAAAAACAATGAAATAATATGTGACAAGATCGCAAAACTACCTAATGTCTATGTAGGCACTGGATCTCTTCCATTCGTTCATACTATTGGGCCGAGATAATCACCCTAAACACTGCACGCACACCGTCACGCTAACATGATTAGAGATTGAGTGTGCTGTGCAGCCGGAGAGAAGTAATGAAGTCAGCAATACCAACTTCATACCCAGCTCCGCAGTAATGCTAAATGCTTCTTACGATCTTCAAGCCCATTGGTACCGCCATTGATCCTGCGAGTTACAGCAACTACATCATCCTTATCAGCTAAGGCATTCAAGCCGTTATCAGACCAGAACTTACAGGCAACCATCAGACCCATACTTGGTAATGCAACAATCTCAGGATTATTTTCCAGATCAATACCGAGTTGTTGCCCGTACCGTCGATAGTTTGCTCGACCAGTTAATTGAATTGGTCCGCGACCTTTATATCGAACCCCATCCCCTGTATAGATATTTCCTAAATCCTTTCGGCCTTCATAGGCTTTACCTGAGGCAATTTCTTCCATATAGCGAAAGCTGCCAGACTCATGCGTAAGCTGTGCCATGAAATGAATAAAGCGAAGTGAATTGTCCAGAATGCCGTATGTCCGCATATGAACATTTGCAGCCAATGCTAACTCTTCAGCACGAGCATTGCTGGCCCCAAGTTTACGGAACAGTGCTGATAGAGTACCGCGTCCGATGATACCGTCAGCATGTACGCCTACGGATTTTTGGAGCTTTTTAATTTGGGCTAGATTCATTGTCTTCACCATGCAATTCAGGTTGTGCTTTTTTGCGTCCGACATAAGTTGCCAAGAACACCAAGACAATAGATGCAATTGTTTGGTAAGGCTCTGGTAGAATATTGGCGTTATACACTTCCTGCAGAACTAAATGTAAGCAGGATAAAAAAAGCGCCATATAGGCGCCATATTTTACTGAGTCAAACTTCCATACACTTTCATTGATTAATTTCATTGTTTGCTCTCACATAGTTACGTTCATAAAGTTTGTTGCGGATTTCATCCAGGATTCGAAGCGTCTGGTCACCTTGTTTCTCAAGGCTCATAATTCGCTGATCGTTGTTATTGGTCTTGGTTTGAGTTGCTCTCACATCGGATGACAGAGTTAGCCAAGAGCCCAAAATCCCTGAAAGCAAGGCGATCCCTCCCCACTTAAACCATTCACCCAGCGTATCAATCCGGGTCTTACTGGTTTTTAGCTCACCAACGTCTCGTCGAATTTTCTCTAATTCAATTTGAAAGTTGGTTTGTGTTTGCTGCAAGTCGTTCCGTGTCTGTTGGTTGTCCTTACTAAGCTGCTTAATAGTCATATCTAATCGATCAAGCTGCTGCGGAACATCACTGAGCTTATCCATCTTCTGACACATATCTGTAAGCTTGTCAGATAGCATGATGAGGGAAGCCGCTGTTGCTGCAGGTGGATCAGATGAGTAGTGGTCAGGCATATAGCCCCCTTGTTTTTGGCAATAAAAAAGCACCGCTTGGGTGCATTAAATGGCTTGTATATAGCTTGCTCTTGCAGACCAGCTTGGCGCAGACTTGTACAAATTTAAAGCTGGTCCAGGGACAAATATATTGCATGTCATAGGTACGCCTGCCAACGCAGACCCATCCAGCTGAGGTGGTTTAGGGGCTAAACAGGTAATATTCGTTAATGAAGAGCACTGATAAAAAGCCGAGCCAATGTATGAGACATTAGTACCTATAGTGACTGATGATAATGCGGTGCAATCTCTAAATGCAGCATCATCAAGTCGGGTTACAGAGTTAGGAATAACAAGGGTCTGGAGAGCTTTCCAATTCTGAAATGCTCCGAGTTGAATTCTTATTAGTGTATCTGGCAGTTCTAATGTTTTGGCATTTCCCCATCCGTAAAACGCTACGGCATTTATAAGCGTTACACCGTTTAATTTTAGTCCGGTAGCATAATAGCCAAAATTCCTGTTAGTTGGATTTGTATAAAATCCATAGCTTGCAATACTTCCATTGATGTCTGCCGAAAACTCAACGACCCCCACGTTGTTTGGAAAGTCATTCAGGGTGCCACTAAATTGAATGACACCACCACCTGTTACTTCACTTGGAGCAAAAAGTTCAATAGTCTTTATGGCGCCATCCTTCTCTGCTGTTACAGTAACTTTTTCACCACTTGAATATTCAGTTGAAAAAGGGACTATAAAGTCCCCATTTGAATCTGCTACTGTTGTGTAAGTTGTCATTCTTTTACCTCAATTGTAATTGTTGATCCAGCTGGTGCTTTACCACTAATACTTAAGCCATCAAATTTCATATTGGCTTTTAATGTTGTGTCTGCATCAACTGTAATATTTGCCAATGGCACTGTATTTCCTGAAACTTTCGAGCCATCTGTAGATGCTGTAAGAATTAAACTTGCCGCTTCTACAAAAAAAGAGTGTTCAAATTTCTGATAAGAGTCATATCCATCCCGAGTTGACCACAACTTCAGGGTATGGGGCTTGTTTGGAATCAGGATTGAAGTTGGTATAACTGCTAAATTGCCCACAAGATCTGTTTTAGCCTCAAGAATAGAATTTCCTGAAGATAGCTCATAAGAATAGGTTACCCCAGGCTCAACAGTTACTCCGGCATCATAGAATCCAAGGAGTTCTCCGCCAGTTTGCTGCAGTCGGTTCCGGTCTGCCCACGTTATGGTTAAATCTCGGGTAACAAGATGGGTTTCAGGAAAATATACTCCATTCAATTTCACATTGGCGGGTGGATAAGGTCGGATTGCGCGGGCCTGAATTTCAACTGGAATTGAACCTTTTTGCTCCAATACACCGGATGGCGTAGTTGTGAGTGCGGATACCAAAACCTTCTCGCCTAAAACATACTCTGTTTCGTCAAACGGGATGTCACTGCCGCAAAAATAGAGCTTTACATTGGGGCCCCATAGTTGTGGCATGGTATCTAGAGCACCGCGTTTCACAGTTATAATTCCTGTGTATGCATCTATGCTCTGCAAAACCATGAATTCACCTGGCGTTCCAATCCAGTCACTGCCACATTTGATCAAAGTTCCGCTTGGCAGATCAGTTAGATTCTTTCGATTCTTAACTGTAAGGCTCGTCGCTGTTTTTGAGATCGTTTGATCCAGATCAGCGGTTGGTGAGTAGTCAATTGTTGCAGCGCGAGTCCACTCTTCGCCTTCTGTTTCGTCGTGGGTCATCATAATTGCATAAAGGGAATTGCTTTGCGGCTTCTCTGCGACTACGCCCACCAGACCAAAGTTACTTTCATAAGCCAGCTCATCATCGACCTGGCGCTGACCTAGTGCCATCACTGCAAGATAGTAAGGAAGCTCAAATGGTTCGTGCTGACAGGGCTGTGGAGGAAGTGGCTGATTATTTGTGTTATCTGTATTAATTTCTGCATTAAGCATTGTTGAGTATGGGACAATCTCTACAAAATCAATCGTTACAGAATTATCACGCCCATCACCGAGATTTAGTTTCATAACTCGTACTGGAAGATCAATAATCCCCTTACTGCGCCATGTCAATTTAATAACATCGTAGCGATTTAGCTTTCGAGCCTCATACATACCTGTGGTGAATGAACCGCGCCAAGCTGGAGTTGAGAGCTGCTTAAGTTTCCAGTTCGCTACAATCTCAGCATTGCGCAGATTCATAAAATAAGGGAAATCAACTGTCTCAGCAGACTCAAAGCCCATCGTCTGGATCAGGCCATTTTCATAGACATTGAAAGCCGAGTTTTTAATATTGGTTCGGTCATAGTAATTAACGTTTAGTGTATTAATCGCATCATCGCTATTGATCACTTCAACATTAAAAGACTTGATATTGCTTTCGCTAAATTCGAGCGCATTATTCAGATCAAGCCAGTCATCCCGAAACAAAATGACTTCATATTTACCAGTTTGACGGTTTACACGTACTCCAGCTTCAATATGTGAGCAAACTTCATCTAGTGCATCTTTACATGACTTTTCAGTAATGGCCCATGAAATACCAAGACCTTCACCATAAATACGGTCTGCTGCTTTCATAAAATTTTCATCATTGATATCTGACTCAGGCTTATTCATCGCTGTGTCATCAGTGAGAATTTCACGAATTTTATGAATTGGATTTATGTCAAAGCCGAAATTATAATTTTCAATATTGTACGTTCTGTAAGCTTTACTTAAAGATAGTCTTACAATTCCCGCAGTTAATCGCCATGAATTTTCATCTGCCTGTAATGATCCTTCTGCTGCTAAATTAAAGCTGATGTTATTCTTGGGAACGATTTTAAACACATATTTCAGAAGGTAGATTCTTTCTTCACTGTCTGGAGTTTCAATTTCGTGCTCCTCTTTAGACAGGATTTCTGCATCACCGAGATACCTAAAAACACTATTTTTTGCCAGACTATAGTATCTGAGACTTAACTCAAAGATCCCGCTCAATTCTGGTGGCGCTATAAACGACCATGATAGGTCTGTGAGAAGGCTTGAGTTTTTTCCTGCACGCAAATCAGTGCTCACGCCATTCTGATTTTCAATAACCCATTGGTTGGGTTTTTTATAAATAACAGTTGGATACTCTGTAATATTGGCGTTAAGGTCATTACGAACTGTCTTGATCTCAAGATTTAAATCTGGAGTTTCGAGGTAGTATTCTGAAGCATCATACAATTTATAACTACCAATTTCACAGACAACAGCTCCATCCTCACGCACTTCATACCACTGCGCTCTGCCATCATTTCTAATCCTGGTACGCTTTGGCCATAGCAGCATTTCTTTCATAAATCCGGAGTTGCCAAAGTAGAAGCCGTCATGCTGATAAGGGAAAAACTTCCCGGCAAGCCCATCTATAGCTCCTTGCCCCTTAAACACAAGGTATGACAAATAAGGATATGCGGAAGCAGGCAAATTCAAAGTGCCCATATGTGAAATATAATCCGGATCAGGCTCTTGGGCTTTCTCCCCTTTATATATTTTAATATTACCCGCAACACCACCTTCATTTTCGCCATACAAATTTGGCGCATCAATAGGTAATGAATTTGGTGGATGCTTTAATGGGTCATGCATAATCCAGCCACGGTTATCAAAATTTACACCTAGTAATTTTTCAATCGGATTGCCAATGACCATCATTAATTTTGCAAAGTAGCGGTACCCAACTGTCTGTTTTTTACTGCTTCCCATTTTTCGCCACCTCCACTACCTGCAAAGCCATAGCATCCTTTGTATTAATGAAGTCTTGAGCGTCACGGCCATTCTTTAAAAAATCCTGCCAATCCCAGCCTTGAGATATAAAAAAAGCCCGCGTTCCGCGAGCACACATTTTGGCTTTTCGTATATCTGACATATAAATCTTCATTTTTTTCCGCCTTTTTCTTTAATGGCTGAAGTATCTTTACCCCAAATATCAACAACGTTCCCATACATGTGAGGGCTGCCAGCAATATCAGAAAAGGAGATTCCCTCATCCGCAATGGAGCCATCCAATTGACTTGCAGATTGCTTGTTTTTCTTCTGCATTCTTCGCATTTGGAAAAATGAATAAACAGTCGAAACCACCGCAACAATTAAAGCAATAATTGCAATCATGAATATCTCACTTCAATATCTGGTTATTCACTGGATTTTCATTCGGTATATTTGGAAAACCGTGATAATTACGCGAATTATGAAAAACACTGTCACAGACTTTAAGAGACTGATCACAGCCCGGAGCCAATAAAACTACATCGCCTACTTTTAACCCGATGTGTTGACGATAAAGCCGAACCCCGCCTGAGTTTTCTCGAATAAACGTGAACACTCCGCCTTTTTTAAGCAGACCGCGAGTAAAGTAACCTTGCGGATAGGATTTAATCTCCATGACTGGCGCTCCCTGCTTAATGATTGGCAGGCCATTTTCATCTAGTACTGGATTGCCATCCTCATCCAGAACCGGAATATCTGGTTCAAACACTAGGTTGCCTTCAGCATCAATCACTTGAGTTGGGGTTACCGTATAAGTGACATCAAGCCCATTAATTGCAGTAACAGTCACTTCAACTGCCCAATCAGCAAATACAAGACCACAAAAACGATCATAGATTTTGTTGGGACATGTGCGCTGAAATTTACGCGTCAGAATGTTGCGACGCATAAAGCTTTCAGCAGTCGAGCATATAAGCGTCATGACATTGTCACGGTCATCAAACTTTGGCTGGGTTACACGACCTTTAAACAGCACTAGAGATTCCCCATCATCCAGCTCAATCAACGTAAAATGTACCGATTCCAGATAAATCTTGTTTAAGAACACCTGACTGAAGTTATCATTAGCATCATTGAATAACGGATATGGATGCGGAAAAGTGAGCTCGACTTCACACTTATCAATATCCGCATCTTCAATATTTCCCCGGCTTAAACCGCGCACCGGAAAATAGGTGATTGCATTGTGAGTAATCACTTTACGTGCACTGGTGAAAAACCACTGCTTGTCTCCATGCTTAAATTGATAAAGTTCTGAACGTGCCATTAGTTATCAATCTCCACAATTGGGACAGTAATTCTTGATTTACCAGCGCCTAAAAACTGGAACTCGATCCGGTCTGCATCTAGGCGATGAAGTCCTAAATAACAGATAGTTTTAATGTCGTCTCGATGGGCATTTATTGCTGGTGAAATCGTGAATGCGTTATTAGTGCGGCTGGTAATCTCATGCGCTGACCAGGTGCCATTCTTACGCTTGACTGCAATATGCTTACGCCCTGCTTCGACGGTATATTGGGTATCGGTATATAACGTTTCAGTGATATTCCCGGCATTCAGGATGTCCAGGTGCTGCTCATAAAGCGGCATCCAGAACGCACGGTAACGCCCAGAACGCCGAAACAAGAACCGGCGATATTCGTTGAATTCAGGCCAGTTCTTTAATAGTGAAGTAAAAGGCTTTAGATACTTAGGCCTTGCATGGTGCGTATATTGCTGAAAACCACCCATGGCTCCATCAACAATGTTCTGATGCTGGGTCAGTGTCATTTCGAGCGAGTCACCATCGAGTAGTAATGGCTTCCAGTACAGGTCGTTACCTTTGTATTGCTCTGGCACATCACCTTCATGCTCTGGCAAGTCCTCTGCCAGCACCCGAAAAACCACTGAAGTATTGGACCAGAAACCGCCAGTATTAATTGACGCATCACCGTCAATGATGCAGATCCGTAGCGGCATAATCACGGCATTGGTTGCTGTGATATTGGAAGCCAGTCGAAAGCCATCCTGGTACTCAGTGATTAATTCCTGAATCACCTCATCCGTTTCCGGGTCACGAATTTCTTCCTGGATAATGATGTAGCGGCCGCGACTAACAATCTCGACCACTTGACCACCTTCGCTGCTCTCAATAAAAGCAAAACCGACTCTAAGGTCGGCTATAGTGTCTGCTGCATCGAGAATGATGTAATCATCATCCACAATATCTGGAATGCTTCGCTTAATCTGACGCAGTGGAATCCCCCACTGTTTACGCAGATTGGCGTAGAGCATATGAAACAGATCACCCATAGCTTTACGCATTTCCGTGTACTTGAAATTCAGGATTTGTCGTGGTGCATCACGAAGCAGATAGCGGATCTCGGAACCATCAAATGCTTCATGTACTTCAGTCATCCATTCCAGGCTTTCAGTTGATTCGAGTAGAGGGCAATTTGTTAATACGTGCACCTCGCCATATGATGTTTGTATTTTCATTTTGTCCTCAAATTAATAAAAATAAAGCCCACCGAAGTGAGCCTTTAGATTTTGCTGCGATTCCGCTTCATGTGATAAAGGAAGGCTTTTTCACCATCAGAACTGTATAGCCAATCTTTTGCCTCATTCTCATCTTTAACCATGATTACGCGTAGATTGTTATCAATCACCTGTGGCTGAGACTGCTGCGGCATAGCTTTCACATTAGCCTGCGCTTGACGTTCTGCCTGAATGTCAGCACCACTGTTGATAGCATTTAAAGTATTGATACCCACTCGGCGCGTCGCCTCAGCATTTAGAACATATTCTTGCCCGTGTACTACACCCGCCACTTCGCTTTTACCGTAGTTGCCAGTGTAGCCGCCGGTTTGAAATCCTTTTGGAGATAATGCTGCAACTGCTGATTGTAAAATACCAGTTTCCATGGTTGTGGTTATCACAGCTGGCATGTTGTAAGGGAACGGAGCAGATGCCCAAGCAGCAGAAATAGCTGTGTACCCATTCATAATAGTTGAGAATAAGCTAAAGCCCTTCTGGATACTTGCTAATGCCGCATAAGCTGAGGAAGAATCATTAACCATTCCCATCATAATGTCGGCAAACTGAGCTCCATAATTTACTTGCAAACTTATTGATCTATTATGAAATTCAGCTTCAATTTGCGTCATTCGTTCATGGTGGGCCTGCCAAATTTCTTCGCGCTGTTCAGCGGTCTGAGCTAGAGCCATTTGTGAATCAAAAACCTCCTGTGATGCATCAATTCTTGTGGAACGCTCTTGATTCAAACTCCACCGAGCCGAAGAACCAGTCATCTCTGAGTTAATCTGCCCCCATTGCTGGATAGCACGATTGAAACTCCTGCGCTTTTCTTCTGCCTCTACAGCCTTGATGAGCGCAATTTCCTGTTGCTTCTGCTCTTCTGTTAGCTTCATATTTAGCTTAATGCGCTCACGCTCTAAACGATAACGCTCTTCCATAGCGGCTGTTTCAGAAATAAACATTTGCCGGTTCTGAAATAAACGCTCCTGTCTAGCCAATTCAAGTAATCCGGCTTCCTGTTGATATTGCTTTTCAAGCAACTGAACAGCTTCATTTCGCTGCTGTTTGGTTAACTCAACATCACGTGCTGCATAAAACTTTCTCTGATCAAAGCTGTCTCTTAAAAGCTCTTCTTCAGATTTCTGGAAGTCCTTATAGTCATCCAGCTTTGTTCTTAAAGCATATTCAGCAATCGCAATATCATTGTCTGCACGAGCTTGATATTCAGCTTTGAGTGCGGCTGTGCGCTCTGGACTAAATCCAGCCTTATCAATTTGCTCTAGGTCATCCGCAAGCTTAGACCTGATTTTGGTTACTTCGCTTGCGACACTTAGTTCCAGATTTTTGCGAAGCTCTGCTTGTTGCTCGGCCATTTTAGCCGCATCCTCAAGCATTCTTTCCCATTCTTTGGAGCTTAGGTCGCCAGAAGAATAGCCATTCATTCCAGCCATATAACCTTGGAAGTCTTTCCAATATTGGTTGTTATATTTGCCAATATTTTTACCCTTCTGAACATTACCCTCACCTGCATGGTAGGCACGTACAGCCTTCTCCAAGTCTCCTTTAAATAACTTCAGCAGATAGCTCATATATTTGGCTGCACCTTCGGCAGATTGTGCTAAGTCATTGCGGTTTTTTACTCCATATTGATCGGCCGTTCCTTTTAAGAATTGGAAACCGCCACTAGCACCAGTACTTTTGTTATAAGCCTTCGCATTGCCTTTTGATTCAATCATGTGAATAGATGACAAAGTGCCTGTGGGAAGCCCATATTTGCTCTCCAAACCTGAAAAATTGTATCGAGCTGCGTTCGCTTGAACTTTGGAATTCACTTGAAGAATTTTCTGTTGCTTAGCTAACTCTTTGGTTGCCTCCTTGCGCTTATCAACGATACCTTGCAGCTTGCTTTCTTCTGCATCAATAACTTTGAATAGTTCTTTCTGGGCCAGTGTTATTCCGACTACGCCTTTTTTCTCATTCTCACGATATACTTTTAAGCGGTCCTCAGCTTGCTCAATAGACATTCCATATTTATCAATCAGGGTGCGTTTAAAAGCAGCATCCCAGGCGCGATCTGCTAATGACTTGTTTAACTCTTTTACTTTATCGTCAAGAGTTTTAATTTTTCCAGATGCGCCTTCAGCTTCATTACCTAATTCACGAGTTCTTGAAGCTAGAGTCTGGGCGTTATTCCCTGTAACAACAGCAGTGCCACCAAAGGTTTTAACAATTTTTTCAGCTTTAAATACGTTCTGCTCAGTCTTGAAATAAGCTTCCGCAGCTTCGAGCACTTTATCCTTAAGGTTTTTAGGTAAGCCGTCATTCTTTGAAAGGATTTTCATAGCCTCATCAAGAGAAAGTGTTTCCTCCCTGAGACCTTTTTCTACTTCACGCAACTCTGCAATGGTTTGAGCAGAAGCACTATGCTGCTGAGCATAAGCGATCATCTGACGGACCACCGCATTAAACTGGTTTGCATTAACATCCAGTTCTTTGTTGTAGGTGGCTAAATCTTTCTGAGCCTGATCGGTAAGACTTTCTTGTTTTAGCTTATTAAGCTTGCGAAACTCTTCAGCGGTCACTTCGGCGTATTTAGCCTGCCGCTCAAGCATCTTGTTAGCTTCTTCCCCATTGTCACGAAACAGTAGGTAAGTCGCAACAAGCGAGGCAACGGTTAGACCTATGCCAACAGGCCCACCCAAAACCCCTAGTAAAGTACGCCCAGCACCCGCCATGGCTCCCATCATTCCAACGGATGCAGTCTGTGCAGCTGCACTACGTGCCTGAGCGGTTGCTAAGGCTGTTTCAGCTGCGGCAAGTTCTTTTGTGACTTGTGCCTCAATTTTCTTGAGCTCAGCCATTCGGGTTACGGATTTGGCACGCCCAATATTATTGATCTGTGCCTTTAAGCTCTCTACTTCTAATGCCTTTTCTGCTGCAATCGCTGCAAGTGTAGATTGAGTGTTTGCGACCTGAGCTTGTGTTGAACGAACTTGCGCTGCCGCCTCTGCTGCCTCAGCCAAAGCCTTCTCTTTGGATGCTGCAATGCTTCCCAAAGTGACCGCAATATCTTTCTGAACAATCGCAGATTTAGCGGCAATCACTGTACCAAGGTAACCAATACCGGCAATCATGGCGCCATCCACTATCAAGCTAAAATTATTAGCTAAGAACTGAATTGAGCCAGATAAGGCATTTGCTGCCCCTGAGCTTTTGCCTGCCTCTCCAATAAACTTGGTAAGTTCATTGCTAAGCATAGTCAGTGATTGCCCAATAGTGGCATCAGTCTTGGCAAATAAATCATCTACTGATTGCTGCGAGTTATTTAATGCCTTAACAAGTACTTCAGATGTAATTTTGCCTTCTGCTGCAACAGTGCGAAGTTGTCCTATAGTAATGCCCATACCCTGTGCAATTGCTCTAGCCAGTCCCGGTGTTTGTTCCATGACAGAGTTAAGCTCTTCACCACGCAAGGTGCCAGACGCTAAAGCCTGGTTAAACTGGACTAATGCAGCCTCAGCACTTGCTGCACTTGCCCCACTGATTGCAACTGCCTTGGAAACTGTTTCGGTTAGACGTGCAGTTTCTTGCATATTTAACCCCAAGGTCTTAGCATTATTCGCAAAACCCTGGTAGACCTGTGCCGCTGCATCCCATGACTGACGTGTTTTCTGAGCAATCTCAAATGTATCGCTCATTGCCTTGTTTAATTCGATCTGAGAGTTAGTAACTAACTTGAGTCGGTTCTGCAAACCTGTCCAGGCATCTATTTTTGATACAGCGGCCCCTACAGTTACGAGTCCAGCCATATAGCCAGCAAGTTGGCGTGTAGCTACCGACATAGAATCCATAGACTTGGTGGCAAAATCACCTTTCTTCTCGATACTTTCTAATTCAATTGCCAGATTTCGAGCATTTCTTTCGGCATTTTTGGAGTCAATAGTGACCACCAAGCGGGATTCTTGAGTCATCTCACTTTCCTTTAGGTAATAAAAAACCGCCGAAAGGCGGTCAATTTAATTTATAAAATTCATTTCTGGTTCACACAGGACTTAAATCTATTAGCCAGCATATCAATTGCTGAAATTACTCCTGGTGCACGTGCTCCAGCCCATGTCCCTACCTGTCTAAAACCATCATTTGCGGATGCGCCTGTGTTTTGCTGAGCAGCGCTGATATTTTGAAATATTAGGTTAATCTTGTTTCCTTCCATCGTGATTTTTGCATCATATTTCACATAATCAACAATAACTCCCCCCTGTTGAGCTTTTGTTTTAGTTGTTCCTGTAGCTATAAGGGTTAATGTATTTTTATCTTCATATTTAAGAGAGCTTCCGCCCTGAATATAGTTGTTGTTAGAGTTATGATAATAATGGCCAGTATAGGCACCCACAAAACTACCAGCAGCATCTTTAAGCATTACACCATCGTTATTAAATGTCTCAACGGAACATAGTTTGATTCTATCAAAACTGACAGAGTTATTATTTTCAAAAGAATGGTTAATTTTATCTAGATATGTGGAATCCCCCATTCCTGATGGAATAGTTGTTACATTGCTTGGAAGGGAAATAGGTTTAGATGAACACCCTACTAAGCTACTTAAAAACACTCCAATAAAAACTAATTTTTTCATATCTAGCTCCTTTATTATTAGAAGTAAGATACTTTTTATTAGCTCAAAAAGAAACCTCCCGAAGGAGGCTTACTTTTAGAAGTTGTATCGAAGGCCGGCTTTATAAGTCATGCCATTGAAACTACCTACATAGTTTTCGTCACTGCCTGATGGTTGATAACTGGAAACTCCATCATGCCAAGAGCATGTGCCAGGCCCTGTGCTGTTACTCCAAGTCCCATCTTTACAAAGTGTTCTTCCACCTGATGAATCATCTGACGAGCTAATATCGGCATTCCACTTATATCCGACTCCACCAAATAAAGATAAATTCCTAGTCAGATTGAAACCAGCTTCCAAGCCTACAGGAATCGTAAAATAAACTGTTTCATCAAAGCCAGCGGCATCAAGTAGACCAATACCCACACCCAATGTTCCAATCGCATAAAAGCGCTGAGTACTTAAGAAATTGTAGTGTCCACCAAATGAAAATTCATAGTAATCAGCATCAAAGTCACTATTACTCAAGAATTCAAGCTTAGTCCATAAGCCATTTTGCTGCGGTGTGCTGGATAATCCAATCGCAAAACCATCAAGATCGGCATCAATATCATCAGAAAATTTTGCTTTATGACTTAAATACTCAAGCGATACAGATGCAGGCAAATGAGGAGCATTTGTATACATGGTTGTATTAGGCGCGCTATATGATGAGATAGGCATTGGTTCAGCCATCATCGGCGCTGGCTCTGCTCGCTGAACAGACAATTGCTGTTCTTGCCAAGTAGCAGCCATTGAGAATGTAGAAAGTGCCCCAGTTAATAATGTAGTTAAAATTCTTTTCATCTTATTTCCCCCATTGGAGGGTGTAAGATACTAATTCCGGCACAAAAAAACCACTCCGAAGAGTGGTTCTTTTCTTTCTAGCTTACAATGTAGGCTTAGATTACTTTAAGCAACTTTACGAGTCTTAGCCTGAACCATGCTTGATACGTCTCCTTGGAGAACTCCTCGCATAGAACCCATTCGCTGAGCGGCTAAGGTAAAGCACTTTTCAATAACAGCATTTACTTCTTGTTGTTGTTTTGCAGAAATTTGAACATGATTTTTCAGAGAAATAACGTTCATAATTTAATCACCCACCTATAAGAATCATTTGCGTCGAAAGGCAAGCCAACGCTTTCCTTCAAACGCTACAGTTAAACCAACCTTAGCTAAATCAGCCTTGATGCTTTCCGCAGTATCATGTAACTCTTGCAAAAAAGCCCGACTGTGGTCAGTGCGTGCATAAATTTTGGTAGCACTACCAGAACTTCCTGCATGCTGCAAGAATGTTTGAACAATAAAGATCAAATATTCTGCATATTTCGCATCATAATCCGAACCTATTAAACTATCAAGCTGTGGGCTAATGTAAATATCAAAGATTTTAAGAGTAATTTCGCGCCCACGACGATGATAGCCAACTGAAGCTAACACGTCTGGATGTTCACAACTTTCGTCACAAACACCAATATAAGTAGTAAGATTTTCTCGTTTTAAGTAGTCGCCAAAATTTCTACTAACCTGTATATGCTCAAAAAATTGCTCGTTAAGCTCAATCAGCTCATCTTCAAGCTTTAACTCTAAACTTCCATCAATCCAGTATCTCGCTGTAGCTCTTAAGCTATCCTCATCAAATAAAAACGTCTTCAATTTTGTCCTCAATTTATAATTTTTTCACAACGGAAGATAACAAATTATAAATATAAGTTAAAGTTTTAGAACTTGTGGGTAATATATTCCAAATAAATAAAATAAACCAAGCTAACCTGATTTCTTTTACGTACCATCCCCAAACTGCATGAGGGCTGGGTCAAGTCGGTTGAGTGATTTAACGCTTCCTCTTCAGCTCCCGACTTCTTTTCTCTTGAGCTTTAAATGCTTCATCCAGATAAATATTGTCGATAGCAAAGATCGCAGCATTGAAGATGTATCGCTCTACCGGTAACTCATACTGTTCGCAGTAAGCATTTAAATCAGCAATACTGAGTGAAAGCGGTGTGCCCTGCTCATACCGTCGAGAGCGGGCAATCGTGTTGTATGCTTCAAGCAGGGCGTTTGCTACGTAGGAGTATAGGGGTGGATCAGGCTGCTTGATTCCCAATGCTTCCCTTTGTTTTATTTCGTGCTCGCTGAGTCCGGCGTATCGGTTGAGATACTGGTAAAGCTCGGTAACTTTCCCACGACTTCATCACGAAATCCATCGGCCTCTTTTTGGAGTTTTTCTGATTCCTTTTTAATAAAGGAATAAATAGCTAGTCCAATATCACCAAGGTTCAGTAATTTGAATGCATTTTCTGGCGTATAGGGCGGTTCAATCGTTTTGCCATTTTCGACAAATTCAACACCTTGCCAGTCCTCAATCAGGTGAGCTGCAGCGGCTTGAATTAATAATTCATGGTAAAGCTTATCTTCATTATCGGCTGAGTAAACATCGTATCCTTTAGATACAACCTGATTACGGGCACGTTCTTCAGCGACCTGAAATGCTTTATGAGCAATGCCACGTATTTTAAATTCAGCACCCTGGAACTCGCGCCATGCTGACACTTCTTTGTTTTGAGTAATTGCGACTTTTAAAGCCATGGTTCTATCCCAAAAAGAAAGGCCCCGGAGGGCCAAAAGGTTAAGGTGCAATAATTCGTGTAATCACTGGCGATACATTGATATGGTTAAAGCTCACATCAAGCATGATTGTGTCTTCACCGCCACCATCCGGGTGATTGGCTTCTGACACTTCCAGTTCAGGGAATTCAAAGGCATATCCATTCCCTTCACTATCTTCAATAGAGAATGCTAACGGCATGGTATCGCGAGATTTCACATAATCGATGTAACCAGCTGCCTGACTTGAGAAAATGAACTGGGTGCTCAGCGTAATATCGACCATCTTTTCCAGATAAGTTTGAGCTGAAAGCTTTTGATTGCCAATACAGCGAATTGCTTCAAGATTATTGGAGATATTAAGTTCAAGTGACTGCAAGCAAGATGTACCGACAATACCTTGACCATTAACAGTCAAGTCGCCTACATTCAGAGCAGAAACCATGACCGCTTCAGGTACAGGTAAAGCATCAACCACTGGGTTTGCAGTAGTGCGTTCAAAGTCGGTGCCGACAAGCCCGAAGGTTGCTGTGATTTTGCCTGTAGTCGCAATAGATAGTGAAGCTTCACCAATACGGACACCGCGATAGATAAAGACTTGGCCCGTATCTGAATAGTGTTTAACGAAGGTAAATGTTTTTCGAACATCACCACCAAACTTCAATACATTGGCTACCCACTCATTCATAGCCACTGCTGACCAGAAATCATCAAACAGTCCAATGGATAGTTCAACTTCAAGCGAACCAGTAATCTCTGCTTCAGTCGCCATACCACCTTGACGGAAACGTGTGTCTGAAACGCTATTTGAGGTTTCGGTAGTTACTGATTCTGAAAGGCCATCTGTGACCCGGCGGACTGTTTTCCATACGGGTACAGCTGGCAATACTTCTGGGGTTTCCTCTGCTGCATAGTAGAGGCGAATTTTTGCACCAGAGCTCATTTTGCTCTCCTTATTTTTTGGCATAAAAAAACCGCCATATAAGGCGGTGGATAAATTGAATGTGTTTAATTAACTCTGAAATCAGCAAGCACCAGATATTGCACAAAATCATTATCTTCCGAACGTCTTGGCGCATGGACTAAAGGAATTTCCAAATGACTTATAGCCAGTTCACGAAGATGATCACGCCAGTAATCGGCAAGCTGTGTCAGCGCTTTCTCACCAGTATTCTTCCGACCAAAACACTGAATCGCAATCTGTCCAACATCCCGGTAGCACAGGCCGTTGCCTAAACCTGCGATAAAACTTGGTCCATAGTTGATGGTAACGCGGCACCAAAGACCAGTAGTCGGAACTGTAAAGTTAGGCGAATTGGGGTACTGGACTCGATCCTGGGTAATACCTGTAAATGTAGTGAGCCGTGATGTTATAGCTTGCCGGGCTTCTTCAAGTGTCATTGCCATACTAGCCACCGTACTTCTGTCTGACTGCTGCCATTGTTGTGCTTACCATGCCGCTTGGTGCCTGCTGAGAATAACCATCTTCAAGCCGTTCAATGTATGGCAAGTTATTCTGGATATAGACCATCGAGCCTAGCTTTGCATTTTGGGAAATAAAGACAAATGCTTTTTGAAGTGCACCCTGTCCTGACTTATCTGAGCCCTCATTCACTGAATAATCCGGTTTATCTGAAACTATCCAGTTATTACGTGCAGCACCCGTATCGACTGGAGTTGCCATAACTACACCCTGAGCCACATCAGCCGCAATATTTTTAATTAACTTCTCGGCATCCGCTTTGACGTTGAATGAAAAGTTGCTTGGTTTGTTTTTCCAGGCCATCACACCTTCCTCAGCTGGATAGTCCACGATACGCCTGCAGGATCTTGCTTCTTATGCATCACCCGGTATTTACCATCAGTTAACTGCCATTCATCATCAAGCAATGGCTCTGCTGTGACTTCATTCTGCAGAAGCATGGCCTTTTTATCTGTGGCAAGTACACCTAGAGTGATTATTTCCTGCTGATTGTATGAGCCAGCCACACACCGACCTGAATATTCAAATCGGGTTTCATCATAGGTTTCTTCTACCGGGTCCCAATTACCCCTTGTAATTCGTATACAGGTGAAAGGAGTTATTGCATCAGCCAAGTCTGTATTAAAAGCTTCGGCAATATCGGCTTGGATTTCATCACGTAGGCCCATAGTCTCCTCACTTAATTACTGGTGCACTAAATGCAAAACCCTTGTTCAGATAAGGAAAAAGAAGATCTTCAATAAAATCCATATCCCCCAATCTGCCCTGTTCATGACCTGCCACATAAGTCTTTTCTGACTCTACTGTGTCAGCCTTCACACGCTTTGAGGAAATAAGCCCCTCGGTTCGGTCAGCATATAGCTGTCCATTTGCTGCCAGTTTTGCTAAATAAGCACCGGCCAGCATTACATTATCTGGTATTAAATCTTGTTCAAAAGTACGCAAAGGCCTAGCACTCAGCCAGGCATTTGCTCGAATAACAGCTTGCGCTGCGTCACCATTGCCCCACCATAAAGGCCCAAGCTTTTCAGTGACGGTATCAACAGTGACGTAGTTCATGAGTTATTCCTTATGGGGTTCCAGAGCCGTTGCCAGTTTCACTTTTTGTACCAGTAATCGGTTCAGTTACTGCCGGGTCTTTAATGCCGTAGTCTTTACCAGACTTGGTTTCATCAAAAACCTTGCCATTGGCTAAAGTGCTGCCCGACTCATCAATGTAGGCGCGTTCCGAGGGGTACGTGTAGTTGATAGCCGGTTTTACTAAGTCTTTAGGAAGCATGTCCTACTCCTTACAAGTTGGTGATTAGGAAACGGAATGGAACAGATGAAGCACCGCTGACCATTGCCCAGTTTTCAGCTTTCTGCAGGTCGCCCCATGAAGCAGATAGCGCCTCATTCTTCGTACCACCGGTTAAGGTGTTTTCTGGGGCAACGAAGCTAAAACCTTGTGGATGAATCAGCATATTGCGACGAGTCCATAGACGATCATGACCACCACCGTTACCGGTTGCCTGTGATTCATCAAGGGTCATATCTTTTGGCCCTGGAACTGCGTCATAAGAGAATGCTGCATTACTAGCAAGAATCGAAACAAACTGAGCATTAACACCACTGCCGATCTTGGTGCCGAAATCTGTCTCAATTACGGTACGCCCGTTATAAACATCAACTGGCGGTAAGTTGGCACTGTTAGTCACCTTCTCTACCAGATTCTGCTTCCGCATTTTTGCCGCAATCAGAGGGTGAACAAAGATCACGCCATTACCACGACGATTGCGCGACATAGTTGATTCAGCATCAATGAATGCATCAACACTAAAACCAGAAGCTTCGTTAGCAGATGAGGTCTTAGAAATATCAACAGTTAATGATTTACCGTTGGCCTGATCATAATTACGCAAACCAATTACTGTGGCGCGTGCCCGGTTTTCACCAGCATCCTGCCAATATCCATTGATAAGGCCACCAATGAGTTCGAGTGAATTGACCTGAGATAGGTACTGTCCGAGATTTGATTCAAGAAAACCTTCGTTCAGGAATGCAATACGGCCAGTCATTGAGCCAGCATCAATTTCACGACCTTCTGCAAGGTCGGTTACGATAGTGTTGCTGTAGTTTGATTCCAGGTTGCCATCGATACCATTGATATATGGCACTTCAAAAGTCTTGGCACCACTGGTTAATAGTGGGCGCAATCGACCATCACTGGCAAAAGCACCAGACTGAACCAATGGCGATGCTTTCATCGGGTCTGGCGCAATGTATGACAGCAGAACTGCGCGGTTAAATACTTGGGCTAATGTAGCCATAAGTTACTCCTAATAATTATTAAAATCGCCATTCGCACGAGCTTGCTCAAATCCTGCCGGATCACGAGCTTGCCACTCAGCGCGTTCAGCTAAAGACATTTCACTTGGTTTCTTGGCAGCACCACCGCCAGAATTAGCACCATTAGCCCCACCACCTGATGCATGAGACGCAGCAATCAACGGCTTAAACGCCGGATTGTCACGAAATTCTTTTTTAAGATCGTCAATCGTTGCAGCACTTGGTTTGCCCTGCGCATCAAGTACCCGAACTTTGACTTGACCATCTACAGTTTCAACCTGCAGACGGCCTGTGATATGTGGAAGCAGCACACTTGAACAACCTGACACAGCCAGCTCATTTGCAAGTGTTGAAGCAGTCTGACCTACCGTAAGCTGGTAGACCTGAGATTCGAGTGCTTTGCTCTGCTCTAGCAGCTCAGCTTCACGTTTTGTTAGTTTTTCCTGCCAAGACTTTTCCAGAGCATCAATGTCGCCTTTCTTACGGGCACTTTCTTCAGCTTCTTTACGGGCCAGATCTTCAGCTTCTTTGCGTTTTTGCTGTTCAGCTTTCTTCTCAGTCAGCAGCTCATCTACTTTTTTCCGCAAACCCTCATCGTTCTGCGGCTGTGGAACGCCTTTTACTTTTAAAAAGAACTTGCCGTCTTTTTCTTCATAAAATGCTTTATGTGCTTCTTCCAAGCCCTCTAGGCTATCGAGTTCATATTCAAACATTGTGCTCTCCGAGCGTTGTGCAGTCACAAACTGCGGGCATAAAAAAAGACCCGTTTGGGTCTAGGTTAAAATTGGGTGTTTACATAAAACATAGAATTTGTTGAATCGGGTTTGCTTTCCGGTACTGCCAGTCGGTCTTTGTGTGGCATGAGTCGCAAAGCGTCTCTAAATTACTTGGTTTGTTTGCCAACTCATTTCTGCCACCAAATTGATGGAATGGCCTAATATGGTTTACGGAAAAATCACGACCATATTTTTTGAATTGCTGATCTCGAGTCAAATTACATCGGACACACTTAAAGCCATCTCTCTCAATAATACGCTGCCGTATCATCTTCCAGTTTGATCCACGAAAACGACCTGACTGCATATAGGAAGTGCCACCTTGCCAATTAGGATGGCTTGCACCCTGAAATGCTTGGCTTATTTTCTCTTTTCGGTTTTTATCGCACTTAATATTTTCAATGTAGCATTCTTCGGAGCATGTTTTTCTTGCATTGTCTGCTACAAGTCGACCTGCCGATATGTTCCATTTTAGCGAACTAAACCAAACCCCACATGAGATACAGTGCCGATCTTTTGATTTTTTGTGCTCTAACTTGCACGCATTTGAACAATACTTTGGGTTTGGGTTGCGTGTAGTTTTATTTGTTATTACCACACTGCAATTTAAACACTCACCTTTTGGTTTATTTCTATTTTCAGACCTAAATGCGTCATAGCACTTGCGATTGCAGAAAATGTTTTTAGAAACACCGTTATTCCTATTGGTGCTTTTAGATTTACCCACAACATCAGTATTACAGTGTGCGCACTTGTACTTTCTCTTTGTGCCCTTTGATCCAATATAATCACCGCGCTTTTGAGCAGCTCTGTAACATGCCATTCCGCAGTATTTATTTGTTTTATAAGGCGCCGCTTTAAATTGAGCTTTGCAACCAATACAGGTACAATTCACCTTAGTCATGACAATATCTCCAGCCAGATATATTGTGATTAGAAGCCCCTCAAGATAGCCGTCTTTTGGGGTTTTGTTTTGTCAAATAATTATACCATAAATCTATGTTAAACCTAAGTTTTTAAATGCTTTCTTGTCCATCAACTCAAGTTCTTTCAAGGTGTATTCCCTCCCTATTGGGTCTAAAAATCGCTCTAATGAATAACCACCATCGGAATATAATTTGTATTTGGACTTACCCAGCCATTCGCGCTTGAACTCTTCATCTTGCTGAGCGAACCATGACTTAAAAGTGGTATTAGCATCAACCTGACCAATAATCCCGTCGCGCTGGTCTTTCGGGATGTCACGCACCTTTCGACTGTCCGCAACAAATGGTCTTTTCCCCAACAGCTTGCCGTCTGCATCCACCCCCACAAGAATACTCCGGCAGTTGGGATGCAAGGGTGGTCGTGGGTGCACTGAATCTATGAGATAGACTTCATCTGAATGCAGCATGCAAATTTTTGATGTTCTACCATCAAGCGTACTGACAAACCTTACATGCTCAAATCCTAAAGCCTTCCACATCTCGCTATAAGACGTATTGGAAATATGACTTCTCGCGGTCCGTACAATCGCATCAATGGACTGTCTGGACTGGTTTAAAATACCGTCCTGATAATCCACAGCCTTACGGCCTTTAATGCGCTGTATGATCTGCTGATTGGTCTGACCCTGAGCAATGCCATCACGAATGGTGTACTCCACTCTGGCACGCGTATCAGCACTAATCTTTGAGAACATTTGGTCGAGCAGATTTCCACCTGCAAAGGGAGTCTTCTTGGCAGCTTTAAGCAGCTTTTCACCGTCCACGTCCTGAACCGTTTCATCCATCAGCTTATAAATGTACTGGGCTTCATAAACCGCTAAAGCCACAGCAGATGCCGCAAAAACTTCAGGCAACGTAGCATTTAATGCAGCAAACCAGTCACCAATCAGGTCCCGAATCTCACGCAATGCTGGCGTTGTATATTGTCCTCCAGCTAAAGCGCTTTTCTCACTCTCTGACAGCTCATCAAGCAGGTCTCGCAGCTCAGATAGCATCCGGTTTGAATTGCTGTTAAATGGCTTGAGAACTTCATTTACAGCTTGTGTACTGGCTCGCTGCAAATAAGCCTGATGCTGAGTGAGAGCATCCAGCATAGACACTTGTTGATTCATAACGGTTACTCAACTGGCAGAGCGGCTTTACCTTCATTTTCCTGCTCAATTCGAAGCTGTTCTTCATCGAAATCGACTTCTGGTACTTTGCCGGTGGTTCGGAGCTCATGGAATGTCCGCATGCTCATTTTGCCTTGCAGCACCTGTTCAAAGTAGAACTTCAAATCTTCAGTGCTGAGCTTACCGCGTGCAAAGTCCTGTTTGATGCTGAACCTGGCTTTATCACCTGCACCAAAGTACATGGCACACCAGCGCAATACATTTTCAGCAGCTTCATTCAGGTTAGCCACACAAAGCGATAGAACACTGTACTGTGACAGGGCTTCATTATTTGATTGGGTTGCAGTCTTCACTACCTGGTTTTCTTCAAGTAACTTTGCACCCAATGAAGCCATGTATTTCTCTTTGGCTTCCATGGCTGACTTAGCCAAAGTGCGCTCGTCAGGCTGAACGAAATCAAACTTCCCACCTACGGGTAGCATCAGAACATTTCCTGAACCCAACCGAACCCCTTTTTCTTGCAACCAGTCACGCCACTCAGAATCCAGCTCAGTCATGACCGGCTGAACCTGCCCTGCATAAAACACACTGTTCTCATACTCCGCAGAGTTGTGATAATGAGCAATGTTCATCAGCGCTAAAGATTCAAGCGGAATATTGTCCATTGCCCAATCATTCGAGAACGATCCAAGCGGTTGAAACGGAATTTCATTCCATCCTTGCTTGTTGGCTTGAGTAGGATAATAAGGGTCGGTGTCTGCTGCCAGATTACCTGTACGATCTGAATAAGTCTGCACACAATATTCATTGTTCTCGTCCAGACGCAGTACGCGGTAAACCTTGATCTCTTTAAGACTAAATTCATTCAGCGGATCAACAACTGTATCTTTCTCGGCCAAAACCACTAAAGACGTTTTATAGAGCGAACCAACACGTTTTACACGCCAGTTCAGGATATTTTCAGCCTTGTAGTAAATTACCGTTGGGCGAATACCCAGCTTCTCCACATCTGCCAGTGAAGTGCTGCGCTCAGTCTTGGGATAGTCCACAAAGAAACCGCCACGGCCTTTTTTAAGTAATCCTTCCAGTGCAGTCTGATTCAACTGAAACAGGGATTTGCCTGATCCATCTGCATTACTTGCCAAGAAGTCCATGCCATCTGGATCAAATGCTGGATCTTCAGCAAATGCAATCCCGATCAGTTTTTGTAGCGTATCTTTGGTGACTTCAAAAAAAACAGCCCGGTTCAAATAAGCATCATACCGGGCATTGTTTTCAAGCGTATCATCACTCGCATTGGGCTTAGGGAGATAGTTTTCCCGACTCTGCTTCATTGCGTAGGCCCCAGCACAAACATCTTCAACCGTTTTCCAGCGCTTCTCGATGTCTGCATAGTCTTTATGTTTTGTATCTACTGACATTAGTAAGTCGTCCGTAAGTTGATTGTTCGTGCATTTGGCTTCACGATCGGGAATCGCTTCGCAATGAAATAACCACCTGCATCATTTACATGGTCAAATCCGCCTTCTTTATCTGGCATACCATTCTTGTCATAAGCCTGCTGTTCCAAGGCATCCGTATATTCAGGGCATTTATCCGTATTGACCAGCAATGATCGCTCGCCTTTGCCATTACAAATTTGAGCATTCATGGCATTGATCCGGTCTTTAATACTCGGATTAGTCGAATCCACTACAATTTCAAAACCTGCCGCTTTTAGAATGGAGTGATCAGAAACACTCGCGCCTTTTGATGATGTTGACTGACCGGCAGCATCCGGATAAATCTTGATTTTATGGTTAGGGAACCGTTCCTTAATTAGCTCAGCCATTGCTGGTGTATCTCTAACCTTTGTCAGCTCATCCAGCGCCATAGGACGGCCATCGCGTATTACGTACACCACAGCTGCCATTTTCAGAACGTTAAAGTCCATACCAATGTGTAGTGGCTCATTCGGTTGAACAACCTCACCAGTGTGATTTTTCTTGCGGTCAAAGTCTGGATATACCCCGCCAGATGACAAGTTGACAAATAGACCTTCAAGATAAGCATTCAACAATTGAGGCGGATACGATTCTCTCAGGCCTTCAATATAGCTTTCGGGTAGGTACGGATTAGAAGCCGTAGGAGCACGGTATAATACATATTTACCACCGCCTCTTTTTTGCCATCGGTCATAACAGAATCTAAAGCCTTCAGGCGTGGTTCCAACTGCTGCCGTGTTAGCTTTACCATCGGGTTTTCTTTGTCGGCATCGAGCAATAACCTTATTCCATGCATTTTTCGCATGTTCTGTTTTAAGCGTATCTAACTCATCAATTACAGCATCAGCAATTTCAAAGCCAACAATCGAGTCAGGATTATCCATTGAACGTAGAATAATCTGTCCATAGCCTGCAATAGTGAAGGTCTTTTCAGATTTATTGAGCTTAAAACTCAATCCACATTCATTGAGTAGCTCACTAATACGCGGAAATGCAATGAGTCGGATCAGATCATGGGTCGGTGCAAAATAGCCCTGATTCAGCTTTGGGTAAGCCAGCTTCTGAATTAACAATCGCTTGAATAAACTTTCTGATTTTCCTGCTCCAAACCCACCCACAAATAATGGATATTGAGCATCACTAAAAACAAAGTCATCCTGTGGCTCAGTCAGTGTTAGATTTATCTCCATTTGACTTGCCCACCCTTACTACTCTGATTACTACCTCCCCATCACCATCTGGACCACTTTCGCGCTCAATCTTTTCAATTTCCAGCTTGGTTTTTTTAATGTCCAGTTCCTGCTGTTTTAATGCATGACGTTGTGTGGTAAGCGACTGTATTCTTGCAATTAACTTATCAATAATTGCATCATAATCACGCCATTTAAATGTGGTTTTAGTGCTTCCGCCTTCGGCATTATTTTCATCTTGGATCGAATCAATTTCCAAGCCATCTTCACCACCAGCCACTCTCTCTGCCTGTTTCTGTTTGGCTTCAAGTGCTCGCTTTAGCTGAACCTTACATAGCTTTAGCTCAGATTCAATCTCATCAAGTGGTGAATGCTCAACAAATTCAAGCTCATCATCAGTCATAAACTGAGAGTAAATATTGTGCTTAGCACTATTTTTATTACCTGTTGGCGCCCCCCCATTTTTAGAAGCCCCGCCATGCAATCGACATCTGGTTTTACCAATCATTGGCGTTTTTTGACACGCTTCGCCATTGCGTTTTTTTGCTCCGCAAATAGCCATAAACGCCTCATAAACTTTCTTTCATAGGGTTTGTTTCAAAATATCCCCAAAACTACCCGATTATTCTTTACCCGTTCCTTCAATACAATGATCTTCTGATCAACCATGATCATTTCACTTCGAGTCATCATTGAGCGTGACAGGTTTTGATATTTCGATATTTCTTCGGTCAAGGTGCGAAGGTTTTGCTGTGCTTCCTGTGTGTTCATAGTCAGCCACCCATTAGCATCGCCAATACGCCAGCAACTACAACCAGTGCCAGTACAAGCACAATTACAATCAAATAGACGGCACTTTTACCAGATTCGTCTGTATGCCAGTCTTGCTCAACAAAGCGACTCTCGTCTAAATCGGATTTTAGCGGATTATGTACTGGGACCATCTTGGCTTGTCGCTTGGTATGCTGTGTTGCACGCTGACGCTTAATTTTCTTTTGTTTCCGGTTCATGTTTCATACCTTCTTCTTTTAGCTCTTCTACCAAGACGCATTTATAGACCTTCTTGCCCACAAAGAATCCACCTAGACGTTCACACTCTGCGGCTACTTGTATGTGTGTATAGGCATGGCACAAAGACCAAGCCACAATAAAACCCAGCAGGAATTGCCACATAACCTTCACCCCAAAAAGAAACCCTCCGAAGAGGGCTTAATTCAAACAAAAAAGAGCACTCACGCACTCTCACATTTCCCACACTTCCTGCATTCTCTCACCCTGAACACATCATTCTCGACCGTTCCAGACTTTAACGGCAAGGTTTACGACATCCCGTTCAATTTCCCAATCCAAGCAAACCCACTCATCAAATAACGGATGAGAGCGTCGCCAGCCTGCAAAATCAGTATCAGGCGACATAGAGCCGCACTCATGACAACTCGCCTGAGCTGACCATGTACTCAAGTGCTCTCCCTCTTCCTTCGTCGTATCAACACAAATCGAGTTAGACCCACACCAAGGACAGGGCTTAAAAGCCACATCTGGACGCATATTATTGTCTTGCGTTGCATGCCACCGATTACCAGTCATGTGAGTTCCTCAGCAGGGTAAATGTCTTTTTAAGGGCACAAAAAAAGCCCACCATTTGGCGAGCTTCTTGAGATTGGTCTCGGTTGAACCGTAATACGACCAGTATATAAAAAATATACACTAACGGGATGAATTTAGTCAATTATTGTTTTCGCAAATCTTTTCTGTACTTAGTAATGATGTCACTTGCTGTAATCTCAGCTTCTTCAAGCATCATTTTTGCTGCATCCCCAAAGTGCTTCCAATTGTTCTGATATGTCTTATAGGCAATTTCTACGCCTGCAAACCACAATCTACCCTCACCAGTAAACTTGGCTTCAAGATGGGGATGAAAGTAAAAGTATAACTCCATACGAGCAATCTGATTGCACAGCTTATCAAGACCTGGCTTACGTGTTTTTTCCTGTGACGCTACAGCATAGATTGCTTTAAAAAGAAAAGCCTGAACATTCTTAAACTGCACTGTATTATCGGCATAGTCTCCAAATGCTAATAACAGTGCCAAGTCTTTTTGCAAATCATCTTCCATTTTTGCGAATGCGCCAGCTTTCTCCTCCCAATTTGGTGGACGCTCACCTGTAGCTCTAATGCTTACCTCATAACAGGCTGTTTTAGCCCGTATTTGATTACCTAGCCATTCAAAGTTTTCTCGATTTGTCACTGCCGCATTCATCCCGTTCCCCTTATCTATCCAACTGCACTTCACGCATTTCTATTGTGTAGAGATCACCGCCATACATGGTGATGTCAAACTTCTTACCTGTTCTCTGTTCAAATTCTTTATTAAGACCCTCGCACAATCTGACGACCTCCATGTACTCCTCATCTGCTTGAGCCAGTACGTACTCTGGTACTTTTGCGACAATCTCTCTCGCCACATTAAGAACCTCTACGGCTCGATCTTTGTCCAGGCAACGGAAGAACGCATGGAATCCTTCCTCATACTTTTCAAAGGTGCCCACTTCGTAAATTACTGCGTTCTCCACTGCTTTCCCCTTATTTCCCAAATATTCCGAGCAACACCATTGCAAGCATGAATATCGCTATGATTAATACTGTGGCTTTATCTTCACTTTTCATCATCTGCTCTCCCATCTGCGACTCTTGCGACTTTTAAATTCCTTTTCGCTGTTTTTACGGACTTTCCAAGCCACAACAGCTACCACAAGTGAAGAGACCAAGCTTATGATTAGAAAGACACTTAAAACCCATGCTAAAAACTCAAAACCATCCATTTCCGATCCCCTTTTTTAAATCTCTTTCACTTCGATTCCATGCACTACCAGCATCAGGTGGCGCTTCATCTTGTAGACCGTGTTCTCTCTGGTAATTTCCGACTTCACATCTTCCACGATGTAGTCAGTACCGATCCAATATGAAAAATCTGCTTCATAACGCAGAGCCGGAGTAGCGCGCTCTGCATCTGAATATTTAATCTTTGGTGCTAACTCAAAGACGACGTGATGTTGCAGATCACGAATCTCCCCTGCTTCTTCGCGCATCTTGAGCTTTAGAAAGTGACGGTACTCTTTGAGCGAATCAAAAGTACCAAACTGATTAGTAACGCGCTTATTGCCATATTTAGGCTTCTTCTTACGCTTCCCCGACTTGGTTTTCATACCAAATCGAGGACCTAGACCGGCTTTTCTGGCCTGTGTTGCAGTAATGCGGAGGTTAGTCATTGGCACCTCGCAGGGCTTCTTGAATCTCATACGCCATACTTGGACGCATTGTTGTGTAGTCATCATGAATGAGCTTTTGCAGTAAATGCCTTAAGCTCTGTGTGTGAGATTCATTACGCTTAATTAATTCGTACTGGTTGCTGTTCCATTGATTCAACTCACTAACCCTTTTCTCACCCTCACCCACCTTCCCCAACAACACTGCATTCTCTTTCCGGCAGCATTCGAGCTGGGCTTTTAGTGAGTCGATTTCATCATCCAGCTTATCCTCAACACCTTCTTGGTCTTTAATTAGGGTTAAAATTTGTCTTTGAGATACCTTGCATGCCCAGTCGTACCCAGCGCTATAAGCCTTTTTTTCCACTTCCGACATTGATTTGAATAGCTCGCACTGTTCTCTATATTTTTTTGTGTGCTGCGCTAAATTTGGATTTTTAAGGCCTTCAATTTCAGCTTTAATTTGTTCAATTTCACTCTGACGAGCATTCCAGCCCTGATAAGCTATCTGCACTGGCAACACCCGATAAACATCACCATCCTTATCAAAGAGCCTATCACCATGAATGAACCGCATGTTTGTGTAGAAGTCTTGACCCTTAAACCATTTTTCGAAATCTCCCATCACCCTTCCTCCCCACGCTGTCCGCACTTAATACAGTCCCGTACCGAACCATCTACTGTTGCATCAACCCAGCAGTGCTCACACTTCCGGCGCTCAGCTTCGAGAATTGCATCTGGTACGCCTCGGTTGAGTTTGTTGAGTTCGGTTTGCATGGCTTGAGCATATTCCACAGCCCAAGCAACAATTTCCTTATCATCCACATCGTGATAGCGCGGCATACTCATGTGCAGCAAGGCATACTCATGCGCCATATCCTCAATTGACTTCATGGCATGCCTCCACGTCTGCGATGGCTTGTTCAGCCTTCTCAATTTGAATGAGAACAAGTGGCTTGTTGCAATGAAAATAAGTCGCAAGACTGAGTTTGCTCTTTGTCTCTTTTACCCATGCTTTTAGAGAGTTTAAACCGCCACACCTCTCAACTAGCTCATGACTCTCAACAATGCGTTTTAGGTCATTAATATTTACGCAATGGTCGGCATAGTTCTCTGTGGTGTTTAATCCAAACTTCTTAACAAACTCAGTTGCTTTCATAATTCCCCCTAGGCTCACGTTGTCATGCTTAGTCATGCGGTGGCTCCCAATCTTTCAACCCATTTATCCAGTTCAACCTGAGCAAACTGCTTTACTTCACGGTCCTTGCTGTGACACATGTGTGCCGCCCTGATAATGATTTGCTCGACCTTCTTTTGTACGGCCTGTTCATCAAGTTCAATGATCGAAATGCCGTAGCTAATCGCATTCCACTGACTTTGTGAGATTCCCTTCTCCATCACTGAAATCTTGCTGATAAACTGCCTAGACACATTCAGAGTTTTAGCTAGTGCAGTAGCGCGCCCAATGCCCATTTCCAGCCATGCTCGAACCTGCTTATTTCTATTCATCCCTGTACTCCAAATAGTTGTTTGGCTTTTTCAGTCGGTAAGAATCCTTGCGGGCACTTGCCATCACCTTCAATAAATCCAAGCTTCTCAAGTGATGACAAATACCGCTGAACCGTTCTACCTGTTGCGCCTGAAACCACATCATCCAAGACATCCTGCACATAGGTTTTCTTTGTCCGGAACGTAATAAACAACACGATTTCAAGCGTCATTTCGAACATGTAGCTGTGTGACTGAGTAGTGTTCATGCCGCACCCTCCTGCATACACGCTTCGAGTTCTGCTTTAAGATCTTTCAGCCACACGTAGTCGAGATAAACCTTATCTAAATCCATGTATGGTAGAAATTGACGCTCTTTCTCGTGGTATAGGTACACATGGCCATCAAGCACAGAAAAATATTTTTGTAATTGAGGAAAATACCCTTCAGGGCATGCAACAGTTGAGAGCACTAAAGCAGCAATCATTTCGGCTGGACCCTGTCCACCGCATTTTTCAATTAGATTCACACCCCACCTCCCATACTCTCGTCATCTGGTCGCTGAACGCTTCGGAACTGACAATATTCAAAACCATCCAAAAGACGAGCTACACCTGTTTTGCCATGACGATTCTTGGCAACATTGGCATTAATCACACCCATATCTTTTGAATCGGGATAAAGAAAAATAATTTGATCGGCATCCTGAGCAATCTGCCCAGACTCTCGTAGATCAGACATAGTCAACGGACGGCCTAGCGCCTCCTTGGTCAACTGTGACAGCGCAATTACAGGGCACTTGAAGTCTTTTGCAATTCGTTTAAGGCCCATAGAGATTGCAGTAACCACCTCATAACGCTTGGTTGATGTTGGGTCAGTCATGAGCTGCAAGTAATCCACAATGACGCAGCCAATGCGGCCATGCTTGGCAATAGTCTTTTTGATTTCTCCGCGCATCTCAGCCAGGTTGATTCCAGCCTTATCCACAATCTCTAGCGGATACTGTGGAAAAACATGTGCTGTCAGGTGTACCCATGAGCTGTAATCATCAGCCGTCATTTCGCCACGTTTGATATTGCTAAAAGGAATTCGGCCTATAGCGCTCAAGATTCGGCTCGTCACCTGGTCATGAGACATCTCACCAGAGAAGAACAGCGTCGGTGCGTTATTGCGCTTTACTGCGTTAATAGCAATCATCTGGGCCAATGTGGTTTTACCGCCACCTGGTGCAGCAGCCACAACGCAAAGATGGGTAGGCTCAATATCCCCGATAATGGCATCCAGATCACGAAGGCCAGTATTTACACCATAAGCCAATCCAGTGTTATCACGCTTATGTGCAATTTTACGTTCCAGAATCTCCAGGGCAGCCACACTGGAATCTTGCAGGCTGTATCGGGTATCTGTGGCAATGACAGACTCTACGCCTGCTGCAATCTCCTGGGCTTTGAGTGGCATGTCTTCAATCAGGGTATTCTGGGCCAGTTCCATGATTTTCTTGCCAGCTTCTTCCACCTTGCGACATTCAGTCAGTTTTTTAAGTTTGCTAATGTAGCTGTTCAGGTTAAAAAACGCTGCTGCTGTTTCTTGGGAAAGCTCCAGGAAATACTGCTCACCACCCACAAGATTCATCTTGCCTTGTGTTTCAACAAAATCCTTAACCATCACAAAGTCATACGGTTTCCCCTGGATATTTAAATTCTCGATTGCTTTGAAAATCTCCTGGTGACGTGTTGCGTAGAAATCCTCAACAGTCGGTTTGATTTCCAGTGCATTCAGACTGTCAGCTACAGTCATCAACGTAGACAGTACAGCCTGTTCAAACATCATCGAATGTAGTGTTGTCATCAGAAGTCCACCCATTCGCCAGAAGTTGTTTGTGATGCTGGTTGTTCAGATAACTGCTCTTGCTCCTGGTATTCAGCAAGGTTGATGTTCTGCAACCAAGATGCATTGAAGCCCTGCCATGAACGTTCGATGCAGATCTTCAGCACAGTGTTGATATTTAAATTTGCTTTGTTGAATTCACGTTCAAAACCTCTAAAAGCTGTTTCGGTATTGGCAGCTTTTTTGTTCTTGCGGACAGCTAACCAATCTTTGATTAACTGCTCATCAGCACCTAGGTTTTTTAGTGATTCAGAGAAAGAAAATTTAATATTATTTTCTTTTTTCTTTCTTTCTTTAATAGAGTACGGATTTTCCGTACCAACTAAGTACGGATTATTAGTACCAACTTGGTACGGTTTTTCCGTACTAACCGACTTAGTACTATTTTTCCGTACTAGTACGGTTTTTTCGTACTGATCAAAAGTAAGAGAAAAAGTATTAATATGGGTGCTACGATCAACAGAAATAATCTTTAATTGTTCAAGTTCACGAATTGCATCAATCACTGTTTCCTTGCGTTTAATGCCAGTGATTTCTAAAAATAAAGTTTGTGCAATTTGATAACTGTCACGTTGATAACCAAGTGTGCAACGAATAATAACGCTCAGGCATTTATAAGCATTTGGGCTTATGTTCTGCATGATGCTATCAATCACAATATTCGGCATCTTTGTGTAATTCTCTTCCACAGTAACCGCCTGTTGTATGAATTTTTCAAAATCCACGCCAATATTCATTTGCCACCTCCAATAGTGAAAGCAAGCAATTGCGCTTTGGTTTGAGACACGGCCTGAGCATTAGGCAAGGTTTTTTCTACCGCATATCGCTCTACCGCTTTTTGAAACAGATAGATCTTTTGGTTTATTTCTATCTCTGCTAAAATGTTTTTGTTCATTTAGATTTCATAATGTTAGTGAACACTAAAAGCCTGATCTAACCCATC